CTTTTCAATCAAAGTCACGGCCACGGACTTTCCAAAGCGCGAAATCTCTGGACGCATTGTCACTTGGAACGAAGAAGGCTCAACATCAGCCGGCTCGACTATGTTCAAGCCTGGCTCTATAACTTTCAGTGATACAACGAAACTTCTACTTGAGCATCGCCGTGAATCTCCAATCGGATTCTTAAAATCGTATCAAGTCACCGATTCAGGAATCGACGCGACCTTTTCTATCGGCAACACAACAGCCGGCAACGACAGTCTGGTCGAGGCAAGTTCTGGATTGCGTGATGGATTTAGCGTAGGCGTTCTAGCCGAAAAGTATAAGAACGTCGATGGCGTTCTAGTTATCAGCGCAAGTGCGCTCAAAGAAGTCTCACTGGTTACAGATCCAGCCATCGCAAGCGCGAAGGTTGCAGTCGCAGCTAGTGAGCAAGAAGATTCTGAATCCGTCGTGGAAACAGAAGAACAAACTACCGAAGGAGAAAACGAAGTGGAAACAACTCCAACCGTCACAGAAGCACCAGCCGAAACGGTTGAGGCTTCCAAAGTCGTACAGGCCGAGGCAGCTCGTCCGCTCTATTTCACGTCACCACGTTCACCAATTATTTCTGGTGGATCATATTTAGAACACTCAATCAAGGCAACACTTGGAAACGAAGATTCTCGCCAATACATCAAGGCAGCAGATGACAGCTTTTCCACAAATCCAGCATTTTCGCCGGTTTCTTATGTTCGCGACGTAGCGACAAACACAAACGCAATGCGTCCAGTAATTGACGCATGCGGTGGAACACGTCCACTAAGTACCTATGGAATGACAGTGTCAATTCCTAAAATCACTGCGAATTCAACTGCTGCAACAGTGGCAGAAGGCGGAGATCCAACAGGAACTACAGCGATTACTAGCGCGTATGTGAACGCAACTGTAATCAAGAAGGCCGGATTTCAGCGTTACAGCGTTGAGCTTCTTGACAGATCAGATCCAAGTTTTTATGAAATTATGCTCACAAATCTTCGCGATGCTTACGCTCAAGCAACTGATGCTTATGTAATCGCTCAGATCACTGCCGGCGGAACACAGGCAACTGCAACTGCGGCGGATTCAGCCGGATTGATTTCATTCGTATCAACGGAATCACCAGCCGTCTACAGTGCAACAAAGCGCACTGCAACATCATTTGTTTCAGGAACTTCCATCTGGGCGACTTTGCTCGGCGCAACCGATACAACTGGACGTCCAATCTACAACGCCCAGCCAACTACAATGAATGCCGGCGGAACTGCAAATCCAACAAGTATCCGTGGAAACGTACTCGGCCTTGATTATTATGTCGATGCCAACATGGTCAATACTTCAATCGATGAATCAGCATTTATCATCGAGCCACGTTCAATCGAAATCTTTGAATCTCCAGCTCTAACATTGGCAACAAACGTGCCAACGACAGGCGAGATTGAGATCATGCTCTACGGTTACATCGCAGCTCAAGCCGTCTTTGCAGGTGGCCTACGTCGCTTCAACCTAACCTAAGCAAACTAATCATGGGCTAGGTGCGCTCCCGTATCTAGCCCAGCAGCTCACATAAAGGAGACAGAGATGCCAGCAATCATTACCGTAGCCAGCCTTCGGACGGTTCTTGGCGTCTCTGTCGCCCTTTATTCTGACGCGTATCTTGAAGGCATAATTGATTCTGCTGAACAAGTGATCTTGCCGTTATTAACTGCCAACCAGAACTCAGTCGCTGCCGTTTATCTTCAAAACAATGTTGCCTATTACATAACTCAAAAGCCAAATACTTTCGTCGCTGGTCAGAGTGTTGTAATTACAGGATGCGTTCCAAATACATTCAACGGAACAAAGACAGTCACATCAAATTATTATGATCCTTTCCCTTATCTTCCTTTCGCTTATCCGGCTCCATATTTCTACTTTACTTGCGCAGTCACAAATGACGACATCACTTTCCGCCCAGTAATTCCAGGCGGCGTGGTTTATCTATCTGGGGCAGACGCGGCCACGCTCTACGCAAATACCGACGCAGTCGAACAGGCGGTCACCATCGTCAGCGTTGAGATTTTCCAGAGCGTGGTCGCTCCAGGTGGTCAGATAGAAGGTGTTGATTTTCAGCCGTCGCCATATCGGATGGGCAGATCACTCCAAAATCGCGTCATCGGTCTTTTAGGTAATTACATCGACGTCTCAACAATGGCCATGTAATGCCTACACCAACATCAATCGCCATCGACGTCAGAGGCACTCTTGCGACTGCTCTTTCTGGCGTAGTGGCTTCTGTCTACAGCTCGCCACCAGAGGCGGTCATTCCTCCAGCCTGCGTGATTGTTCCGGACTCGCCCTATTTAGAAACTACAACAATCGGAAAATCTCAGGTACGTGTAAAAATTAACTTTGTGGTCACAGCCGCCGTCGCCTATAACAATACGGCCGGAGCACTCGACAATCTTGAGCAGCTAATCATTAGCATCATCGCTGCGATGCCAACTGGTTACACAGTCGGAGACGTTCAACGTCCGACAATCCAATCGGTGGGCGCATCGAATCTACTAGTGGCGGATCTCGCGGTCAGCACTTACTACACACAACAGACAATCTAAGGAGACAAAGAAATGCCAACAACAATAGTCACCGGTCGCGACATAGTTTTCACTCTTGCCACCGTGAATTATGACGCGCAGACAACTGCCGTCACTTTAGTCAATGCGCCAGTTATTACTACTTACCAGACACTCGATGGCAAGGCGTACAAGCACATCGATGATCAATGGACACTTAACATCGAGCTTCTTGCAGACTGGGGCGTCGCATCATCACTATTCGAAGCGATGTGGACTGCGTTCACAACTGCTCCAAATACTGCTCTGGCTTTCAGCTTAACAACTGCAACAGGCGCAGTCTTTGCTGGTAACGCGTTCCCAGTGGCTCCAACTGCTGGCGGCACTGCTCCAGATGCACAGACTGATTCTTGGTCAATGCTTTGCTCAACCACACCAGTCGCGACATTTAGTTAATCCAAACAGAAACGGGAGCAAATAATGAGACTACCAATTACCATCGAATACACATCAGGCGAGTTCGGCACATACACAGCTCAGCCGCCGGAGTGGGCTAAGTGGGAGCAGAAAACTTCTAGCACGATCTCGCAAGCGCAGGAGAAGATCGGAATCTCTGATCTTCTCTTCCTTGCGTGGCATGCCATGAAGCGTGAAGCTGGTGGCAAGCCAGTTAAAGGCTATGAAATTTGGTGTGAAACAGTGGCCGACGTGACAGTCGGTGACGTTCTCCCAAAAGTTACGCCGCCGGAAGCGTAAATCGCATACTCGTCGAGGTAGCAATAGCGACGGGAATACCGATGAGCGAATGGACGACGGCGGAGCAGATCTATACGGCTTTCGAGATACTGGAGAAACAAAGTGAGCGACAACGTTGAGATTGCCTATGACAAGGCAGATCTTCGTCGCATTACGTCGGCTTTTAAAGCGATGGATTCAGAAGCTACTGATGCAGCTAAAAGAGAATCGTCAGCTCTTGCAGAATTTGCCCAGGGCAAGATCCAGGCAAAAGCCGTCACCAGAGGCAAGGCAGCCGAACGAATTGCAAGTGGATCACGTGTATCTAAATCCTCAAAGATCGGTGAACTATCTTTTGGCTTTGTAAGTCAAAAGTTTTCTGGCGGAGGTACAACAAAGGATCTTTGGGGCGGTTATGAATTTGGATCTAACAAGTTCAAACAATTTCCAATCTGGTCTGGCCAGTCTCAAAAAGGCGTTGGTTCTAAGGGCTGGTTTATTTATCCGACACTGCGCGAAATACAGCCAGACATCATTGACAAGTGGGAAAATGCTTTCGACAGAATCTTAAAGGAGTGGTAAATGGCCGGACAATCGCGCACACTCAAGCTCTCGATTCTTGCTGATGTAGATCAGCTTAAAAAGTCACTGGCCACGGCCAATGGAGACGTAGACAACTCTTCTTCAAAGATGGGCGAATTTAGCAAGAAGGCCGGACTAGCATTTGCAGCGGCCGGAGCTGCTGCTGGCGCTTATGCCATCAAGCTCGCAGTCGATGGAGTTAAGGCAGCAATCGCAGATGAAGCCGCACAAGTTCGCCTGGCTACTGCGTTAAAGAATGCAACTGGTGCAACGAATGACATGATTGCATCTGTAGAAAAACAAATTCTTAAAACTTCTTTGGCCACTGGTGTCGCAGATGATCAGCTACGTCCAGCCTTGCAGCGCTTGTCTCTTTCAACAAACGACGTCACAAAGGCTCAAGATCTTCTTAATCTTGCTCTGGATATTTCACAAGCTACTGGTAAAGGCCTCGATGGAGTAGCGAACGCTCTCGGCAAAGCATACGACGGCAACACGGCAGCTCTGGGCAAGTTAGGCGTGGGACTATCTTCTGCCGAATTAAAGGCCATGTCATTTGAAGAAACGCAAACAAGGCTTTCAGATCTATTTGGTGGCGCAGCAGCAGCTAACGCCGACACATTTGCCGGACGACTGGAAATTCTCAAAGTCACACTCGACGAAGCAAAAGAGACAGTCGGTGCAAAGCTTCTGCCGATTATCCAGCAGCTTGTCGAATTTGTGGTCAATAAAGTCGTGCCAGCACTAGGCAAATTTGCAGATTTCTTTAAACCAATTACAGACGCAATCAATGACAACAAAGAAGCCTTCACTTTGTTTTTAGGATTCATTCAAAAATACGTCGTGCCCGTACTGGTGACAGTGTTAGGCGGAGCGTTCAAGGTTGTCGGAGAAATTGCTGGCGGAATTATTAACGTGATTGGCGCAGTGATCACTGGTTTAAATGCTTTAATTTCTGGCGCAGTTGCCGGAATTAATGCTCTGATCAAGGTCTACAACTCAATTCCATTCTTGCCAAACGTGTCACAGATTTCAGCTCCATCAATTACCGTTCCTAAAGTGACACTTCCAAAGGCTTCGACGCCATCAGTTGCGATTCCAACTAT